AGGTGGTTTAGGTAGGGGGAGATGTTAAAATGCAAGAAATAATAGAAAATATCAAATTTGATTTTACACCAGAATGTAAGATTACAGAAGGAACATCTGACAGTAAAGGTTGGATTGAACTTGGTGGTGTTGCATTGGTAGAAGGTGTAAGTAAAAATCAGAATAAATATACGTTCAACAATTTAAAAGAGAATGATGGGAAACCATTTAAATGGTTATTTGGACATCCAGATGAACCTGAAGCTCATGTGGTTGGAGCAGGAGCTTTGAAACTAGAAGGAGATAATCTTAGACATTCTGGAAAGATAAGAAATACTGCTGAACATCCTGATGTTGTTGAATCAATTAAAGATGGTTTTTTAGGTCCATCTATTCACGCTTCTGCAGAGAAAGTAACAAGAGAAGGAAAGAATTATGTTGTAGAAGGTTTATCTATTGATGGAATAGGCTTAGTTGCTTTTCAAGGAGTAAAGGCAGCTACGATTGATTATGCTATTGCTGAATCGTTTGACAAGAAGGAGTCTGTAATTGCAGACGCAAATATAACAAAGACTAAGGAGGCTGATAATATGTCAGAAGAAAAAACCCCTGAGGAACCTAAAGCTCCAGTAGAAGAAGTTAAGGAAGAACCAAAGGAAGAAGAAAAAGTAGAAGCTCCTGCTGAAGAACCAAAAGAGAGTTCAAGAGTAGATGCTTTAGAAGAAGAAATCAAAATGCTAAAAGAAGCAAAAAAAGCAACAATAGTTGAATCTATCATTAAGATCAACCCTAAGTTAAAAAAAGAATCTTTAATGAAGGAATCTGATGAAAAATTAGATCTAATGAAAAGCTATGAAGAAAAATTAGCTGACAAAGGTTCTACAGCTATTGTTGAGACAGATTCAGAAGACAAAAATGATATCGTTGAAAAAAGCGGTGATTATACAATGTCTGAGAAGATGTACAAAGATTTCAATAAAGAACTAAAAGAGAGGGTGAGATAAAATGGCTCAAACAGGATTTGTCTTAAGTGACGAAGGAAGAACATTATCTGTCTTAAATGACAGTGGAACAACTGCTATTGAAGCTGGTGATTTAGTATTTACTGAAACAGTAGATGATCAGTTAGGTGGAACTGCAGCATCTGCAAGAAGTTTATATGCAGCAGGTGGTGTTAAAGTAAAATCATGTACTGACAATGCTACAGGTTATCTAACAGTGTTAGGAATTGCAATGGAAGATATACCAGCAGATGGTTATGGAGCAATTGCTATGGAAGGAGTATTCCTTCATGCAGTCAATGCTGATACAGAAGCTGGAGATGTACTACAAGCAGTAGCATCAACTAATTATGTAACAGTTTTAGCAGCACCTACAACAACACCATTGAAAGCAGACATCCAAAATACCATTGGAAGAGCATTAAATGGTGGAACAACACAGGGCGAGTATATAGTTTGGAAACTGTGCTTATAAGGAGGGATGAAATAAAATGGTAACACAAATAATGAATACAGGAAGTGCAGACTTCGCAAGTTCAACTGCTGCAACATCTACTTCATCTTATCTAGTACCAAGAACATTACTAGGAGATGTAATCAATGCTGTAAGGAAAAAATTAGTATTAAGAGGCTTGGCTGCAAGAGTTTTTGGACCTGCAAGTATCCCAGGAAGAACTTTAGTAATACCAATGCAAGCTGAAATAACATCAGCAGCAACTGCTGCAACAGCTATGTCTGTAGATAGAGTAGGTGAAGGTGGAGAAGTACCAATCACTAACACAGAATTTACAACTAGAACATTAGCACCTGTAAAGTATGGTGCAAGGGTTGGTGTAACAAAAGAGATGTTAGAAGATGGAATAGTTGATCTAATATCATATCATGCTGAATTAGCAGGATATGAGTTTGCTGACAATGAAGAAAGCTTGATTGTAACAGAATTAGACTCAGCAGCAACAAATTCAAGCAACACTGTAGCTAACTCAAATGCAACAATACCAATTTCTGATATTACTGAAAGTATGCAGCAATTAGAAACTAAGAATTATCAACCAACACATATGTTGATTGGTGCAGAAGTTGCAAATGATTTGAGAAACATTGATACATTTATGGAAGCTAATAAATCAGGAGTAATGAATCCTACCAAAAGTTTAATAGGAACTATCTTTGGAATGAAAGTAATCGTATCAAATAATATATCAGCTAAATTAGCTTATATTATTGATGCAAACCATGCTTTCGTTATTGGAGATAAAAGGCCTTTAACTGTTGAAAAATATATGGATTATGCAAGAGACACATCGTTTATTGTAATTACCCAGAGATTTGCAGCTTTGTATCTAAGAAGTGAAGCAACATCGGAAATCACCACTACATAAAATAGTGGTTTTTTTTTATTAATATAGATGAAGGAGGAGAAAAAATGACATTAGGATTAAGACATATGAAAAAAGGTACTGTTAAAGGTATGGGTCAATCTACTCAAATGAATTCACAAGCTGCTGCTGTAACTGCTGTAGCTTATACAGCTTCAGGAGCAATTGCTATTGCAGATACTGTAGTTGATTTGAACAAGACTACACCTAAACTTGAAATGACTATGGCAGCTGGAGATGATACTCAAAGAGTACTTGTTATCACACAGATTGATGCAGGAACAGCAGGACATACAGTTACTTTAACAAACGGAACATTTGATGGTACAAATAATACTGCAACATTAAATGGTCAATATGAGGCTTTAGTTTTGTTAAGTATTACACCAACAAGATATTTGATATTAAAGAACTATGGTTCAGTAGCATTAAGTTCAGTATAAGGAGGACACACAATGAGATCAATTGAAGAAATACAAGCCGATATAGAAACATGGGCTAGTAATAAAATACTTGTCAATAAATTCAAAGACGAATTAGCTGAAGTAGTAGCTAAATCTAAACCTAAGAAAGTAAGAGATCCAATGGATTTAGATGGCGATGGAGATGTTGACAAAGATGATAGGTCTATAGCTGCTAAAGTATTAGGTAGTGGTAGAAAGAAAAAGAAAAGTAAAAAATAAACCGAATGAGGTATGATAGATATGGTAGAAAAAGACTATGTAGACATAACACCTAAAGGTGTAGATAGTGAAGCAAGAGGACAGGCTGGAAGACAACAATCAGTATTCCAGGAAACTCAATGGAGAACAATCAAGGATAATCCAGGAAGATTGACTGCAGAGGGAATAGATAAGAAAGTAGAGTTGTGGGGTAGTTCACAAAATAGACAGCTTGAATTAGTTTATAGACATATGAAAAAATTATGTCAGAAAGTAGCTCCTTCTGGAGTAACCGAAGATGGTAGAACTATTTTTTCAAGAAAAGAAGATGGAACTCCTCATTGGTGTGATGGAAGGGAACAAAAAGTTATTAAAGAAAAAGAACCTGAAATTTCAACAAAAAATAAAAAATGAGTACAGTATTAGGAGGATATGAGGATAATGATAGCAGTAAAGCTTCTGGATTAAAAGAGGTTACTGTTACATTAGATTCTACCAATAACAAAGGCTATCTGGATGTTTCTTCTAATGATAAACAGTTTACTACAACTATAGAGAATAATGCATCAAGACAAGCAATATACATTGGTGATGCTGATGCTGGAACTGCAAAAGCTACTGCTGGTTGGAGGATCAAGAAACTTATATATTCTAATGATGTTGTTATAGATGTTCAATGGGCAAGTGGAACTGTTAAATTTGATAAAAAATGGACTTTGAGGGCTTCATATGCTTATAGCTAAAAAATTAGTTTTTATATTCATAATCATCATTCTTAGTCTTAGTTGTATTGTTATTGGTGGAGTACCTAACATAGAAATGGTTTATAATTGGGATACAAGTAAATTAGATTTTATTAATTCTTTGAATCAAAGTGGTAATAATGGAACTTTTGATTATATATTTGGACATTTACCATGGACTAATTTAACAGATTATCCTGTTGCTTGTCCGGCTAATTCAGCAATAACACAATTAAATGATTCAGTAACTTGCACAGATGGACTTTATACTTTATTAGAGATAGCAACCAATATTGGTAACTGGAGTAATGATAAACCAGATTATTATAATGCAAGTGTTTCTAATGAAACTTATGTTAATGTAGATGGGGATACT